TCATTGTTCAGACGAACACTACCTAAACTTCCCAGATAGTATTGACAAAGAGCGCAGATGTTACATATGCAAGAACTGTAAAGAGCCTATAAGCGACGATGTTAGACGCAGAGGTAGATGGATTGACCGCGATGGTGTTGTGTGGAGAGGAGAGCTTAATCCTCGATACAAAGTCTCTGGCTGGCATCTATCCCACCTTATTGCCACAAAGATTACCGTTGACGAAGTATTAGAGGATAGCGAGGGTGACCAAGAATACTTCAACAACTTCGTACTTGGAGAGCCATATAACCCAGGAGACCTGACAGTATCGCGCACAACAATCCTCGACCTGTGGACACCTAAAGACCTTGTTACTGGCAACTACTTCCTTGGTGTAGACGTAGGAAACATAAAGCACTACGTCCTCGGTAGCGAACACGGTATCATCAAGGTAGGTAAATTCACTGAATGGCAAGTACTCGATGACATGATGAAGTTCTACAAGCCAAAGCTAGTCATTGACGCGCTCCCAGATAGCACAATGTCCAAGTACTTTGTAAAGACCTACCGAAACGCGCTGATGTGGTATCCGATGGAGAACGCCAATAATCCACAGCTCGTAGTCTGGTATGGAGAGAACGAAAAGAAAGGCATCATCTACAGCCACAGAGACCGCAGTATTGACATGATGATTGACGATATGGTGCAAGCTAAGTTCCTCGTTGGTGTACCGAGTAATAAAGAGTTCGTTGAATACATCAAACACTTCGAGACTTTGCGCCGAGTGAAGGACACAAATGCCAAAGGTATAGAGCGATACATCTGGGAGAGTACGACAAATGTTGACCACTATTGTTTTGCTACATTGTATTATCGTCTGGCAGTAGGAAGTGCATCGAACGGAGCTTTCTTACCAGAGACACCAAAGCCGTATCAGATAATCTCTGACAACAACAAGGTTGGTGAATGGTCGAAATACTTCGATAATCTAAAATACTCAAAAGATGAATAATGTAACTGTTATACTCACGCCAACAACAGCAGAGAAATACAAGTTATTTCTTGAGCATTACGACACGTTTTGTTTTTTGTTAGATAGAAAGGTATTTGACCAGAAAGCCGCAGGAATAACGATAAACTTCGACGCTACTGGTAGAATAGGAAGCATAACGAGGAATGATGTGTTGTATCTTTCGACAAAGAAGTTCGACAACATGAACCAGAAAGTAGACTAGTTGTGCTTTTTGTGAAGTATTGTGGTATAATTTTAGTAATTAAATAGATTAAGCTCAAACTTATAAAAACAAGAGAGCAATGTCACTTCGGTGGCGTTGCTCTCTTTTGCATTATGGCAAAATTTTCAGTAGCAAAACTTAGTGATAGCGATAAAGCAAAACTCATAGAGACACGCTGGGCTTCTTCCGACAATCTCTGGCAGACAATCAAGAAAACTACCGAGATAAACACAAAGGCATACGAAAATAAAAGTCCTTGGATTGACCAGATACCAGCTACTATCGCAAAAATACAAGCAAACCGTATTTTCCCTAACATGGAGGCGGTTATTAACTCCGTTATTGCAAATCCTCCTGGTATTAACTTCATTCCAGGCCGTGATAGTGAAGAAAGCGAAAGTCTTGCACGAAAACTCGAAGGATTTTACAAAAAGAAGTTCCTAGAGCGCAACGTAAAAGAAACAATGCGTATGGGTCTTCGTAAGCTCTACTTCTCTCGCCTTATAGTCCTAAAACCTTTTTGGAACGCTAAGATAAACGACTGGGATGTTAAATCTCTTGACCCAAACAACGTCCGTTTTGGTAAATATGCCAAAAATGAACAGGAATCAGAGTTCGCTATCGAGGAAGTAAAAGACAATCTTTGCGCTCTTTTGCAACGCTTTCCTGAAAAGGAGAAACAGATACTCGAAAAGAGTGGGTTTACAGAAGAAACTGCTGACCAAGCGTACATAATGAACCCTGAAGTCAAGTACAAAGAGGCTTGGATAGGTGATTACGTCATTTTCAAGTACGACAACATCATTCTCGGTACAATGCGTAACCCTTATTGGGATTGGGACGGTATCTTGCTCTCAGACGAAGAAGAACAGCAAATAAACGCAACATATGGGGACACACGCCGTCAGATATTCACACAGGCTAAACTTGACCAAGATGTACGCCAGCCTAGCCCAGAAGTAGAGACAAATGCTCCACAGGCAGTAGAGGGCGAAATACCTGCTAACGAGGGTCACAGCGAAGCACAGAGCTTTAAATCGTACTATTTCAACTACTTTGACCAGCCACGCAAGCCATACATCTTTGCAACTATCCTAAACGACGAGAATCAGCCTATAGGACGTACAGACTTCATCACTCTATCGCTTCCGCTTCAGATGGCTATTGACCGCCGTAAGCAGGACATCGGACAGAACTGTGAGCTTGTAAACGGTGTCATAAAGGTAGATAGCGAAGTAATGGGCAAATCAGACGCACAGTCTCTCGCATATGAAGCTAAAGGCATTATCTGGGGTAAGGGAGTTGTCGCAGGTGTGCAACGTGAAACAGGTACACCACTTCCTCCTATGGTCATGGAAGATATGTTGGATTCTCGCTCTGAGATTGACAACATCATGGCAGCATCGTCCGCTTTCCGTGGAGAACGTGAAGGACAGGAAACAAAGGCAGGTCGTCTTGCTCTCATTCAACAGTCATTCCTACGCTTAAACGAGCTTGTGCAGTGCGTAGACTATGTATATGGAGAACTTGTCGGATGGGCTTACCAACTCTCAAAGACTCGTTACACTGAGTATCACTACGCTAAATGGATTGGTAAAGAATCAGCAACAGAAGTTATTGACCTTATCCAAGACGATTTCGAGACAGGTTCAGAAGTACAGGTTATCCCAGGCAAAACACTTCCAGTAGATAGCGAGTTCCGCTTTGAACGCGCACAGGAAGATGTCAAATCAGGCATTCTCGCTCCACAGGATTACATGGAAGAAGCTGGATATAACAATCCTAAAGACCTTGCTATGAACGCAGTTAAATACAAGCTAAACCCTGCGGTTGCAGTTGGTATCACACCAGAGGAAATGCAACAGCTTGCACCTCCTGCACAGAAAGAGGAAAAGCCACCGAGTGTATCTATCTCTTACGCAGACCTTCCGATAGACGCACAAGTACAGCTTCTCGCACAGATAGGCATACAGGCTGACCCAGAAATAATCGTAGCCGAGAAAGTCGCAGAACGTGAACAAGGTAAGAAAGATATGGCACTCAAAGAAGACAATCACATACACAGTCAAATGATGAGTGAACGTAGCCAAGCGATGGCAGAAAAGCAGCCTGAAAAAGTAAAAAAAGAATAATCACATGGGGGGAGCGCATCCACGAACGCTCAAACATTAAAATAATCCGACCAAGCCTAGACTAAGCAGTCTTAATAGACCAAGCAAACATCGAAGCAGTCGCAAAATCAAAATGGGTTATGAAGCAGAAGTAGTGAGTACCGATACTGGTACGCCAGTAGAGGAAACAGTTGTTACACCAACTGAGGAAGTTGAAACAGAAGCAGTTGCAGAAGTAGAAACAACCGAGACGGAGTCAACTCCGAGCGAGGATAACTTAGTGGAACTACCAGATGGTAGAAAGTTACCTCCAAAAGAAGCGGAAGCAGAGTATCGAAATCTCTATTCTGAATTCACTCGCAAATCCCAAGAACTTGCAACATTCAAGAAAGGGACTAGCGAACCAACTATTAACAAACATGCGGAGAAAGAAGAATGGATTCCACAGACTTGGGAAGAAGTTTTAGAGCGTTCAAAGCAAGCCCTCAGAGAGGATATGCTAAACGAACAGAAAGCTGAACAGGAGCGACTAACTCAAAATGAGCAAATCGTTACATCACAGCTTACTGAACTCAAAAAGGAAAACCCAAAACTAGACGAAAATCAGCTTTTCAATCACGCACTCAAATACGGTTTTCAAGACCTTAAAGTCGCATACTCTAACATGAAAGATATGCAGTCTACTGTTAAGAAAGCTACCGAACTAGTGACTAAAAATCTTCAGAAAAGAAGTGCAGAGCCAATTAGCGGAGCTTCACAGGGAGGCGACACATTCGATGGAGACGTATACGACCCAAGTGCTAGAAACATGAGTGCAGTTGACTACCTCCGTAGTCTTAAATAACAACTAATATGCAGTTTTCACCAGCAGTCACAACAGTAACCCGTAAGCTCATCCCTAAAAAGATTTTCGATACGGTAACACTTGGTACGCCAGGTCTTATGACTTTCATGCGTACGTCTAAGGATTGGAACACAGGTACATCATATGCTCCTGTAATTCAGTACCAGGACACAACAAACGGAGGCAACACAGGTATCGCTAACCAGCTCGATTCAGACCGTCAGAACACTCGTGTTTCTATGGACTTCGAGGTAAAGATGGCTTACAAGCCTGTAGTAGTAGCAGACATCGAAGTTACGCTCAACAAGGGCGATGAACAGATTGTTCAGCTCCTTGAAGCAGAATTTGATACACAGGGTAAGTCGCTCTTGAACCTCATGGCGAACAACCTTTATCAGGGAACTGGTACAGGCAACTCATGGGACTCACTTGCTAACGCAGCAGCGGACAGCACTGTCTACGCAACGTACGGCTCACTCTCACGCTCTACATACACATCTATCAACGGTTACTACCTCGCATCTACAGGAGCTATTACGCTCGCTAAGATGGCTACAGGTTTCGACGCAGTTACAGTAGGTATGGATGAGCCGACAGTTATGCTCACAACAAAGTCAATCTGGTCTTCATACGAAGCTCTCTTGACTCCTACACTCCGTGCTTCATTCCAGACATTCGCAGCACCTAACTACGACCAGTACGGTATGCTCATGGACTCAAAGTCTAACGCTTTCGGTACTCAGGGATTCCGCGCTATCACATACCGTGGTGTTCCAGTAGTAAAGGACGAGCAGGTTCCATCAGGTAAGTTTATCTTCGCTAACCAGACTGCTTTCGGAATGAAAGGAGTAAACATAACTGGTCAGGACTACGATACTCTTAACTTTAAGAAGCTCTCGAACTCTGTGCCAACAGGTGTCCCAGGTAACGTGCCATCAGCAAAGGGATTCAACTTCCGTGTTATGAAGGCTCCAGTAGACCAGCTCTCACAGGTAGGATACTTGCTCTTTGCAGGTAACTTCTGTTCAGAGAACCCACGTCTCCTTGGAACAATGAGTGGAACAACCTAGTTATTACTAAAATATATTTGCCTTTGACCACACTAGATGTGAGAGGGTAACTAAAATAAATATATGGCACAGAACATTGAAGACGCAGTCCCAGTAGTAAAGTATAACGGTTTTAATAGTGCGAAAGACGGTACTCTCTCTGGTAACTTGGACTTCAGTGGAACTAACACGCACTCTGGTGCAGAAAGTTTCACTGGTGCAGTTACGATTACAGGTAAAGTAACCGCTAGTACAGAAGTTGTAACTGCAACAAACGTCATTACAGCAGATGAGTCTGGAAAGACTTTCTATCTGAGCGCTGCCGCAGGATTTGTATCAACACTTCCTACAGCAGAAGCCGGTCTGTTCTTTACATTTATAGTAAAGACAGCACCTACATCTAACGGATACACAATCACTGGAACACCTGCTGATAAAATCCAAGGAACTGTAGCGTGTAGCGGTGCAGCAGATACCATCAACGGTGTCACAGCTTCCGACGCAGACAATGTAATCCTCGTTGCTAACCAGGCACTAGTAGGAGACATGGTTACATTCAATAGCGACGGTACAAACTGGTATGTAAACGGTAACGTAAATACATACGCAGCTATCACAGCTAACGGTTAGTAACTTGGTTATCGCACCATAAAAGCGAATTAACAATAAAGGCAAGAATGCCTAGAGGATAACCCTCACAATCGTTACGAAGTGTCCATAGTGACTATAAGTAATAGATTAAAAAACGTGGTCAGAATTTCATTTCAAGACGTAAAACAGCCAACTACATCACAGGGACAGATGGGTCTTGGTACAGTCGCACAGACTCCAGACGGAGCAACATGGACATACATCAAGGCAGCAGAAGCTCTTAGTGCATATAACGTAGTTGTGCCAGACACAGAGGTTCAGGTTGAAACTGTTAGCTCATCTGCTAACAACCTCGGACAGATTGTGTACATCACTGAGTCAGGCGCAAGCTGGACAGTAGGTCAGTACGCAGGTTGTTACGGTATCGTAGATGACGGTACTGGAGTAGGACAGGTCTTCAAGGTACAGGACAACACTGTTGATACTTTGATACTCTTCCCAGCGTACGCGCTCACTACAGCACTCGCAGTAGCATCTTCTGACATCACTCTTACATTCCCTAACGTCGTTGATAAGTCTGCTATCACTAGCAAGGCACAACAGGCTTCAGGTATAACACAGGTAGCATTTGCTTCTGGTGAATACGGTTGGGTTATGAAGACAGGTACAGGAGGCGTAAAGGCAGGTGAAGTACTCACAGTATCGCTTTCATACGTCACAGGTGACGACACTGAAGGTCAGGTATTGAAGGGTACTACAGCAAAGGGTGAGTTCGACGAACAGTCTCTCGGTTATGTCCGCGTAGCAAACGCAGGAGCAGACCAGACAACTCTCGTTTACGTTAACCTTTAATGGTTGGCTTTGCCTCTTTACGGGGGCAAGCCCCAGTCATTAACTGGCAAGGGAAAAACGAAGCCCTTGATTAACAAATAGTTATTTAATTATGGATAACAATATAAATGATTTCAAAGTTGTTACGTTGAAAAACATTTCATCTTTTGACTTCACACCAGCCTTTGGCGCGATGTTCAATAGTCGCCCTATCTTCGGAAAGGCAAAAGCAGGATGTATCGCAGTTGGGGAAGAACTCATATTCCCGTATCACGTTGGGCATAGACTTGCCATTAACTTGGCTAAAAAGATGCTTATTGAAAAGGACGCTGCTCCAAAATATGGAGAGGGCGACCCTGCAAGAAGCTCAGCACTGTTTGGAGACGAGCAGATAAACACTCTCGTCGGTCAGATTCTTATAAGTGAGTACCAGGAGGAAAAGCCAATTCAGGAGACTGAAACGGATATGCTCATGCGAAAGTTTGAGGAACTGAATAGACAGGTAGAAGCTATGAAAGGTGAAAAGATTTCACCTGAAGGCTTCAAAGACAAGCAAGAGGTCATTGCTGAACTTGAGAAACGAGGAATAGTCCACGACAAGCGCAAGAACAAAAGTGAATTAGAAAAACTTCTCGCCTAAAAGCGAAGCTATGCTGGCGGCAGTTTATAG